TCGATGCTCCATCGGGTTCCATCCGGGGACTGAAGGATCAGCCGACCAGGGGACACTTCGACATCGCGGTTCCGCTTGTGGTTTTCCGCATCGGCGCGCTCAATCAAAGACCGCGCCGTTTGATCGTCAACCTGAGAATATGCTGGGCGAGCCTGGGGCAATCTCAACGGCGTGACCCCGGTTGCGCATTGAGCCGGAAGTTACCTACTCGCCAATCGTTTTCTTCTACCGCCTCGATACGAAAAGAAATTTGCCGAGCCGAGAACCTTACATCGGTGTACTGCGACGAAATAGTATAAGGCCCATAGGTTGTTTCTGCCCCTTCTGGGGTAAACCTAGTCTTGAACTCAACACTCACGCTGCCCTGGCTACGCTCGTCAGGGACAACCTGTTTGGCGACCATAATCTGATCGCCATTCCCCAACTCAATCGGCCCTGCTTCAGCATAAAGAGTGGCGCCGTCATAGTTGTAACCCACCTCATGGTCATAGAAATAACCAGACGGATCGAACAGAACGGGATTTTCAAATACGCCATTGGCGATCCCTGTGGTGCGGGCAAGACTACCAATCATCCAAGTATTTTCGTGGTAATTCCAGACCACATAACTATCACACTCAGACGCACTTTCAGATGGATAGTGCCACCATACTTCTTGGTAATCCACATTTACCCAAGCAGCTATCTTGGCGGTTTGGTTGTAATTAATGTTTCGAAAAATATAGTCGCTGACGGTTGAGTCTAACTTCTTCACCGTACCGTCAAACAGATAAAAGGCGCCATCCCCCATCCACACGGCGCCATTATCCAAACTGACAGAAGCCTGGGGACTGATAACCCCACAGCCAAAGCCAATTCGCTCAAAACCGTAGATAAATGGCGGTCCTTGATAAACCGCCAGATGGGCGTCGGTGGTTGTTAGCAACAAGGTGCCATAGCGGGTTTTTTCACCGCAAACCAAGTTACCCGAAGTCGCCAACTCATAATCGCCTGCTTGGTTTGTTGCCGCTGGCGTCCAAGTGGTGTTATCTTCCTGATCTGACCATTGGACCTTGCGGCCATTGCCGCCAGCACCCAAGGCAAACAAAAACCGTTCACTGGTTACAATGATGGCGTTATTGTTGGTTGGTGCGTTCGTAATAATCGCAGCCCGCGTAGAAGCGCCCAAGTCCCATTCATAAATACTGCCTTCATCAGACCGGCAAGCCACCAGATATTCGCCCCAGTTGTCCAAGGCCCAGGTGGATGCGTCCAATACACCCGCTGCATTCAACTGAGGACGAGAGGTGCCGTATGCACTTGATCCATAAGTCCAAACGCCATAGCCAACAGCGTTCTGGCTATCAGTGCGCCCCACGCTGATTTCGTATTTATAGGTTGCGCTGCCTTGGTTGGTTTCGGTGGTGGCTGCGTTACTAGAAGCCGTTACCGTGTAGGTATTGGCGTTGGTAACGGTCACAATGTAATCACCAGATAGCGTAATCCCACTTGATCCAATCGCCGTGCCGGAACTGAAGTTAGCGGTGTCGCCAGTTGTTAGCCCATGGCTGGTATCCGCTACCGTAACAGTTGGCGAGCCAGAAACAGTGCTAAAGGCGTTAGACAGAGAACCCGTTTCACGGATCGGCGTGATATTCTGTGGCGCCGTATTGGCCTTCAAGGCATAAAGCTTTGCCGCACCACCAGCCGCAATAACCGTATCGCCATCGTTCTCGCGCCAAGCATGGGAACCACGCATAACGCCAGTAACTTGGACATTCACATAAGAACCGCCAGACGCATACTGACGCTTCCGCCACCCACCCACAGGCTGCAATGTGCCCTCATACCACCGCACCAGATTGGAATCGTACCACCGGCCAGCGGCTTGATATTGAGTACCTTGGCGATAAACACCCGGCGGCAATTTAAGTGGGATGTAGGGCATTTATTACCCCCGAAGGCGTTTGATGAAAGTTTGAACAGTCTTGGTTTCCCAAATCCTAATCAATGTCCAAACTATTGAAAACGCAGCAGCAATTGCCGGAAGAATTTGCGCCAAGGTTCCCAGAACAGTCACGATACTCACCGCGTCTATAATGTGCTTTGAAGCCTCGTTCTGTTCTGGCGACATGGCTTAAACTCCAAGGGCAGCTTTGATTTCTTCCGGTGTCGCCGCCGCTTCGATCTGATCTTGAATAGCGGCGTATTTCACGCGGATCGCCTCCCTAGCTGATTCTGCGGCAGCAGTAGGTTCGCCAGGGATTTGCTTCATAATAAGTTCATCATACGGCTTAAATTCCTCAGAACGGGCCGCTCGACGTATATCATGGGCTATGGATTTAGCTTTATTGATGTTAATGGTAATCATTCACTGTACTCCCATGCCCCACGAAAAGTTCGGTCTGACGGAATTTCGGAAACATCGACAATTTTATATTGTTTCCCTGCTGGAACTGTTGTTTGGGCCAATAGTTCCAATGTATTCCCTTCTTCCAACAACCATTCTGGCGCAGGGATTACAACTGCTACACCGCCGTCATCAGTTGGATATATAATGCGCTTTTCCATCTCTATTCCCTACCTGAAAAAAGCCGCCGTGACTATGATTGGGTCTCTGTAAGCGGCTGATGAATTTGCAAAAACAAGCCTATTGGCATTAATTGATTGCCAGCCCGTCTGTAAGATATTTGAATATGTAAAACTAGATGTATCGTTTGATGCAGTAACAATAGTGCAGTAATTTTCATCTGGCATGGCTGGTGAAAGACCAACCAAATAGTCTCCTGTCCCGTAATCTGTTATACTTGAAATTCCACCACTTGCGCGGATAGCAACCGTTCCAGTGCCATTGAAATTAACCCATGCGCGGCATCCATAAGCAGGGGCAGAAGACCCATACCCAGAATTAAAATACAAAAGCCCCGCTGAAGTTATCCTGGCGCCTTCAGCACCTCCAACAGACACTGCAATGGTATTTGTGCCTGGGAACCATATCCCTGTATCAAGATCAGTGCTTCTTGCAACAGAAGGTGTTCCAACAAGACCGCCAGTAACTGCAATTCCAGAATCTTTAAGAAGAACGCCATCAATAGTAACCCCGGAAGCGGCAGTTTTTTCATTGATGGTGTTTGTATTAACCGCTGAATCCTTCAGTAATACACCATCAATAGTCACACCAGAAGCCGAAGTTTTCTCATTAATGGTATCCGTATTAACAGCGGAATCTTTCAAAAGAACGCCATCAACGGTTACACCAGCCGCCGAGGTTTTTTCATTGATTGTGTCGGTATTCACAGCAGAATCTTTTAGTAAAACGCCATCAACAGTTACCCCTGCAGCGGAGGTTTTTTCGTTAATTGTATCTGAATTAACTGCCGCATCCTTCAAAAGGACACCATCGACAGTAACGCCAGCAGCAGCCGTATATTCAGAAATTGCATCTGATTTAATCGTACCCGCAATAGAAATCGTTTTTCCAACACCAACATTCAAGCCGACACTTGTGCCGTTACCAGCGCCAGCAAATATCGCGTCCAGCAAATCCATGTCTGTATTTAATTTGCCGCCCCAGCTATCGGCGGAAGCACCAACTTCCGGCTTGGTTAGCCCCAGGTTGGTAGTGGTGGTATCAGCCATTTATTGCACCCTTGTCCATGTCTCAGACCCGGTAGCAACCGGCGTCCATATTGTAGCGGAATCAGTCGCCTGGGTCCATATTTCTGTTCCGTCTGGCACCTGGGACCACTTCAGAACAGCGGAAATCTCAACCGCCCCAGAAGCGTCAATACTGGCTGCGAAGTTCTGGACCCGGTTGCCAGAAATCACCAAGGCCCCAGCCTCATCTATAGCCACAGAACTCGTAAAGATTGCCAAGGCAGAAGGCGTTAAATCAGCCACCCCCGAAATAGTCGTGGAGCCAGAAAAAACACCTACGGCGGAAACCGCTAAATCAGAAACGCCATCAATAAGAATAGGGCTGCTCTGTATCCGAGTGCCAGAAACCGATAACGCAGCGACCCCATCAATAAGAACAGCGCCAAATTGAACCCGATTAGCCGCCACAGATATTTCAGCAACACCATCAATCAAAACAGGGCTGCTTTGTATCCTAACACCAGAAATCGCAAAATCAGCAACACCATCAATCAAAACAGGGCTGTTTTGTATCCTGGTTGCAGCAATAGAAAGATCGGCTATTGCGTCAATAATCGCCTGCCCATCGACGAAATTTTGCGGCGCTGTGAACAACCAGCCGGAATTATTTCCGCCGTCTGTACTATTAGCACCCGCGTACCAAGACGCGCCACCAGTGGCTGTGCTACGGCTAATAGACAAATAATCGGCGCTGACCGTGCCGCTTGCTTTGGAAAGCGTGTGGGAAGCCGCTGTGGCGCTTTGGATCGTCACCAAATTGCCAGCCGTACCGCTAATACTCCAGTTGGTTAGGGTGGTTGTTGTGCCAGCGGTAAAGGAAAATGTGGTGGGCTGAACCCCGTTAGCTAATGTTGTAAAGGTATTGCTGCCAGTAATTGTGAGTGTTCCGGCGCCATCGTTAGATAATGTGCAATTATATGTCCTTGAACCACCCACAAAAGTTTTCGCGGTGGCTGCTGTCATGCTTATTTTGCCGGTTCCGGTTCCGGCAGTAGTAGTGAAATTTGCAGGATTGCCGTTGTCAAAAGCCGTACTTGTCGCCGCCGGGCAGACTAATGTTCCTCCATTGAAAGTTAGGTTTTTAGTGCCGGATGCAGTTGCATACGAAAGACCGGAATTAAGAGTAAGTCCATTTAAGTCAATCGTTCCGTTAATATGTGTAAGGATACGAGTTGAACCAAGAGTTAAATTGTTTGTCAGTAACTTCCAGGTTCCACCAACACCATCAAAAGAAACAGGAAAATCAAATGTTTTTCCACCCGAATTGATGTTTCTGGCTGTTCCATTAGTGGAACTAAAGGTTAAGGCATTCGCCCCAGCAGTTAAAGTCATTCCGGTGGATATGATTAAATCGCCATAAACCCGCCTTGCTGCTGAGTTACTTAAAGTGCCAGCAAATCCGGTAAAATCAAGCGACCTTACATACCCTGTTAATGTTAATGTGTATGTCCCAGCCGTAAAATTAAAGCTAATTAAGTTGGCTTCTGAAGCCAACCCTGGGGTAACAGTTGTAGCTGTCGCGGTTGAGTTTGTTACATTAACTACTGGGGTCCCTGTTACAGTAAGATTGGTTATTCCTGTATTCCAAACAGCGCCAGTGCTGGTAACAGTTATATTACCAGTGCCAAAAGACAAGGTTCGTGTATTTGCATTGTTTGAGTCAAATGTGGTACAGGTTAGTGTGTATAAATTACAATCAATCGTTCCTGCGGTAAATGTTATGGTGTTTGAAGTAGTTACGGCGTCAAGTAATTTGAAGTTGGTGTTAGTTACATTCACGGTTATCGGAAATGTTATGGTCCGTCCGGCGCTTGTGATGTTTTGTGTTGTACGCCCGGCGAAAGTTGATGTGCCGGTTCCCGTAATTGTTACGCCGCTTCCAAGTTTGTAATCGCCGTAGTACTGAACCTGCACCGTACTACTAGCGAGAGTTACTGTATTTGCAGTTCGAGCCGATAAATCAATAGAACCAATGCTCCACCTTGTCTCAATAGTTAAAGTGGTTCCTGAGTTTAAGCCTGTCGCCTCAATAATGGCCGTATCTTGCGCTAATGGGAAATTGTTTATAGCAGGAGAAGCGCCGCTTGAAGCAGCCCAACCAGTAGCAGACCAATTTCCTCCAGCGGCAAGATTCCAATATACAGTTTTCGCAGCCGGGAAAGTGATACCACTATTCCCCTTGCAATCCCCCGCGCGTGTGGGAGAGCCGCCAGCCGCTGCGCCCGCAATGGTTATGTCACGAAAATCGCAATCATTAGCTGATAATGTTGCGACAGTAAGTGTTCGGGTGGTTCCAATAGTGTCGGATCGAACAAAAATACGCCTAACGGCTGTGGCGCCTGCACAAGTAAAAGTCCCGTTAATTGTTTGATTGTTAGATAACTGTAATTCACCTATACCCGAAGGAACCCCTGGAGCGGTGACAGATAAATCGTTGAAAGTATTAACACCACTAACGACACGATTAGCGAGTGATGAAGTACTTGTAAGCGATACATTATAGAACGTCATCCCGCCGCCATCTAAATTGGCTGACGCACTACTTAGATTTATTTGAGAAGTCCCGGCGTTAAAAGTAAGATTTGTAGAGGTAGAAAAGAAAACCCCTGTTACACTCGAAAAAGTCAATGTTGAATTATTTAAATTGATAGTGCGAGTGTTTGAGTTATTAGAAGACAAAAAACCTGAAGTTACATTAAAGCCCCCTGTGTCAAATGTTCCCTGCGTTACTGTGACCCCTCTGGTTGATGTGTTTAGGGCGTCACCTAAAGTAACAGTAATACCGGAGCCATTTACTGTAACGGTAGAAAATGTTTTACCAGCAGTTGTCAGGGTTCCAGTGCCGGAAATGGTGACGGTGCCTGTGTGGGTGTAGGTCATACCCGCAACAAGCGTTATGCTACCCGCGACAGTTATTGCAGCAGTGCCCGTGAGTGTTCCTATGAACCCAGTGCAAGTAATAGATTTGGCGCCAGTATTACCCGTGGCAATGGTTACAGTACCATTAGAACCAGCAATCGCATTATCAAAGAAGACATCATCAGCGGTAGTAGGAACAGACGCGCCGCCAGACCCTCCAGATGTGGCTGACCATTTGGTGCCAGCCGTTCCGTCCCAAGAAGCTGTTCCACCAACCCAGTATCTATTCGCCATCCTGAGAAAGTTCCTCTGTCGGCGGAGCGGTGACTACGGCAATCCAATTATCAACACGCTCTTGCTTCATCGCCTCGATCTCAGCATCTGTAAATTGATGCTCAGGAAGCAAATGCAGCGCATCACGATAAACCCCATGTGGGGTTTGAACCTCAAATAAAATGCGAAGCCATTCCATGAGATTCTACCTATTCCAAGGTAATATCGAGATCACCAGCCGGAATACGGAACACATCACCAGAAGAAATTGTTTTGGAGGTGGTCAATTCGCCATAAGCCAGCATATTGCCAGATGTTGAAGCGTCAAAAACCGCCGCATAAGTGATGGTCCCCCAAGAACCTGTCGCCGCGTCAAACTCTACCGCCGCTGAGTTGGTGCTGGCATTACCGCTGGTGGTCATTGTCACCACCTTGCGGTTGTAACCATTCCCGGAAACTTCCGTGCCGCCGCCGCCTTCGCCTGGCGCAGCCGTGAATAGGCCGACATATAAACTGGCTGACGGCGAGGTGAACGCTGTGCCAGAAAACACATAGGCCATTATCTTGTTTTCAAGATAATTGGTGAAGGCATTCGTGGTCATTAGCCAAAACTCCTTGCCCGCATCCGAAGGGCGCTTGTTGCCATCCGGCTCCGCTCATCGGATACCTTCAGGTCATTAAGGCAACGCTCATAGAGCGTTCCCCAGGTGGAAATACGCTGATCGTCCTGCAAATACGGCGCGGCCTGCAAAAGCGCGCCATAAAGGTACAGATCAGGCGAATCCGTCAGAAGCCAATTCGTCGTATTGGAAACCGAAA